GGACAAGCCCCTTGCCAGCCATCAGCTCCGTGAGCATCTTTGTGACGTATTCCGCATCATCTGCTTCTGCCAAAAATGGCAAAGGAGTCAATCTGCGGTAGCTCCGCAACATATCCAAAATTATTGGAATATCGAACGGTGAAGCGTCACGAATTGTAGGGCGCATCTTTGCCAAACTGGTAGTTGATGGTTTCGATGAAGTTCACACGATTCATGGATGTGTCGCCAGCGTTGTAGAACTGCCATGAGTTGTTGTTGGTGTATCGACCAGCAATGCGGTTCTGCAAAATCAGTTGAATTGACGATGCGCTGACAGTAATCGTGCCAACGTACATCCGCAATTCTTCCATCCATTGCTCAGAAATTGAGAATGAGCTGATATATCCATTGAAGAACTGATACAAGCCACCAACACCACCACTGGTAATCAATGCGCCATTGGTATCAAAGAAGCCATGCCACATTTCAATCTGTGAGCCTTTTACCTGTTGACCAAGCACAAATCCAAGCATGGCTGTATCAATGCCAGTCAGGGTAACAGTTGTCTCGTTGGCCGTACTCTTGATGTCGCGCTGTGCTTCGCCAACCTTAATCAACACACCCACAGCATTGAACTCGGCAGCATCAATTGCCGAAATCGTCATGTTTGACGGGGCTGTGGTGAATAGGTAGGTGTCGTCAGGAGTCGTAATGCGAATGAAATCCGCATAGCGAATGTTGTTCGTGCCGTCAACTGGTGCAATTACGTTCATACTCTAAATGCCTTTCCTTTTCTTAGCCACCCAGACATTGTTGGTTGTGCAATGCCGTGAGCCTTGGCAGCAAGCGTAACAGAAGGAAATTCGCCAAGCTCTGTTTTTATGCGAACACGCATATTTTCGTGCATCCACTTTAAATGTTTTTCACTTTGTTTCTTGCCAAACATGGGATTTTTATTTCCAACATTAAACGGCTTCCCAAGCCTTGATAGTGAAATTTTAGACCTTGTTGACTCACTAAATTTTTTACCAAAATTGTGATTTTTTTCGCCAGACAATGATTTTGAAATACGAGAAATAACATCCGCATCCATTTTCCACGTTCCACCAATTCCCTTGTTATAGGTTGGATTCTTGCTTGACAATAAAGCCGCAATTTCAGATTGTTCGTATTTGTAACAATATTCACAAGAACCAATTGCTAAAATTTCTCTATGAAAATCATCGGGTCTTTTCTTGAATTCTTCTAACATATATTTACTTGAGCAAATATATCCGTCAGATTCTTTTCCTTTGTGATATCCAATGTAAATTTTCCCATTTAAGGAATCTGTCCATTTGTAAACGAAGGCTTCAAACATTACAAAACTGACTCAAAGGCTTTGAATCCACCATTCCATTGAATGAATGAATCGTTGGTGATTGGAACCAATGTGTATGTTGGGTACTCACGAAGAATTACAGGGAAAGTGATGCCAGTATAGGTGTCGCCACCCATACTTATGGTCGTTCCAAATTCACCAATCACAGCAGCCACAGGGCTTACCAAAGCATCAATCAAGTTGCGGTGAACTGGAATGTCAACAGTAGAGCCAGAGCCGCGCTGGACATCGGCAGTTGCAATGTATGAGTAGCGACCAACTTGACAAAAATCGCCTTCACGGACAATGTAATCGCTTGATGTCATAGATGGGAGGTCGCCAAGCACCAAAGTCTTGTTCGCGCTTGCTGTTTGCCAAGCGCAAGCGGAAATTTGCAAGCTACTCATGTCGCCTTGGTACTTCACATAGTTCAACCAACCAGTTGTGCCAAAGTTCAAATACTGCTCAAGCGCCTTGTCAGCAATACGCAAGCTATTCAGAACACCGCGATTTTGAGAGTAGTACAGGTAGTTCATTGGCTTCATGTCAAAAGCAAATGGAACCACAGTCAAAATCTCGGATGTGATGATTCGTTGGTTACGACTGACGGTTTGACCCACGAATCGTTGGTCATTGATACCAACAGATTCACAGATTGCAAGGATGTTTTGTAAGCTCATTTATCGACTCGCTGGTAATGAACGCTGTGCCGATTGATTCACAGCCCAAATGGTTGACTTGTTCTTTGCCAAGAACTGAATGCCAGATTGGGTGTCAATAGCATTCATGCTGGCAATGTATGGGCCGTTGTAGACGACTTGAGGGCCAGTGTTTAGCGCACTCAAATCTCCTGAATTTGGAACAATTGTTCCAGCGCCTCTTGGCACAAATAATTCAGGGCCATTCTCACCAACAATTGATGCTTGACCAGCAGCCAATGGGCCACCAACAGCACTACTAAGGATGCCGCTTGAAACTAAATAGTCGCTTGATGCAGCGCCCATTCCGCCAACATCTTTAAAGCCACCACCACCACCAAAGAAGCTAAAGCCTTTGAACATGGACATCATCTGCGCTCTCATTGCAATCGAAATGAGGTCTTGAATGATGCTGCGAGTCAGGTCTTTAAATGACAGCTTGCCATTGCGAACGAAGTTGTCGATTGCGCTACCCATGTTGTTAAACACGGATTGGTTCATGTCTTGAAGCATTTTCAAGTCGGCGGCTTGATTGATGACAGCTTCACGCGCCTTTTGAATTTGCTCAAAACGCGCAATCTCTGCGGCTCGACCTTGAGGGTCTGCCTCTAGCTTTTTGTTGTTCTCAATCTCTGCAATCTGCTGTTCAGTCTTCAAGCGAGACAAGGCAATTTGCAAGTCGGCATCAGAGGCCATGATGTTTTGCTTGTAAACATCAAGACGTTGGCGTTCCAACTCAATAGAGTTTTGTTCTGCGTCAGCTTTCTTTGAATAGTTCAAAAGCTCATCGCGTGATACGTTGCCTTGTTGCAAAGCCAATTCTGCTTTTTTGCGCTCAACTTCGGCAGTAGCGGCGGCTCTCAATTTACCAGCAATTTGAGGGTTTGCGTCAATCTTTCTTTTCAACTCCTCGGCGGCAATGGCATCTTCCATTGTCTTTTTCAAGTTCAACTGTGAAATCTCATCCAAGCCTTTGGCTGCAATTGCATACTTGGTTTTTTGCTCATCTTCTGCAATTTTTGCTGTCAGGTCAATAATCTGTTGGCCGTACTTTTGTTGAGCAGCAATTGCAGCAGCATCTTTTTCTGCTTGAGCAGAAGTAGATGACGCAGCTTTCTCATCAGCCTCAATTTGAGCCTTGAGCCTATCACGCTTGGCTATCAGAGCATCATATTCAGATGTCTTACCATTTCTGAATGCAACACCCTTCATTGTGTTTTCAATTTGCTTCTCAAGCAAACGAAGCTCTTTTAGCGGGTCTTCGCGGCCAATGCTTTTAAGCCAATCCCAAAAACCACTAGCAGCAGATGTAAGACCTTTCCACATACGCTCAAGATAGCCTAGCTTGGTTGCTTGAGCATCAAGTTTTTCTGTCAATGCGCTTGCGGTAAAAGCAATGGCTTCTTGAACCTTGCCTTGTTTGTTCAAGGTTTCAATGTACTTGTATTGTTCAACGCTCAAGAAATGGAATCGGCTATTAAGTCTTTTTGCAGACTCAGCAGAGCCATCAAACGATTGCATCAATGTCTCAGCAACTTTGTCTGCCGATTCTTTTGACAATGAGGCAACCTTGGTGATTGCGCTTCCAACTGCAAACAAAGACTTCTCCGTAAATTGACCAGAAGCAACAAGTTGCTGCATCACATCACGCGAAGCGCCAATAGCCGAGTTGTATTTGTTACTCAAAGACTCAGCCAACGCATTAAATTTAGTGAGGCCAATACCAGCAAAATTGCCAGTTAAAGCCATCGAATTTCTGAACTTCTCAGATTCTTCCTCGCCTTTCATAAAGGCAAGGCCAAGCACACCAATTGAAGTAGCCAAAGCAGTGAATCCAACCATTACAGGAGTTACGGATGCCGCAATTCCTTGAAACAAAGGTTTAAATCCACCAAATTGGTCGCGCAATTGACCGCCCTGTTGCAACAGAACCATCATTGGATTTTGACCGCCAGCCAAGCTGGTAATAATGTCAGTGGTTTGGTAGCCTAGAGCAGCCTTTTGTTGCGCTGTCATACTCTTTTGAGCAGACGTTGCAATAGCGTCATAAGCCTTTGCCTTTTCCAGCAAAGCCTTCTTTGTCATCTCGTCAGCTTGAGCAAACTTACCAGTCTTGAATTGAAGTTGGATTTCCTCAACCTTGGTCAAGGTCTTGCCGTAACGCTGAGTCGCTTCCTCAAGTTCAACAATAGCCTTTGCAGCCTGAACCGTATCTCGCTTGGCTTCATTGGAGAAGTTCTTAAAACGCTTGTTCAGGTCATCAAGGTCTGTCTTGAGTTCGCCTGAGTCAAGCGCAAGGACGAAGCCTAGCCTAGCGAGGTTTTGATTGGAAGCCATTATTTAGCCCTTTGTTTCGACAGCTTTTTGATGTACGCAGGAATCCTGTTTGACAGTTCCTCTCTAAGAGCATTTTCGCAGGTTTTGAAATTACGTTCCGCTGTAATTCGCAAAAAAGGCTGGCCGGGCGTTTTGGATGTTCCGAACTCTTGCGCCAAAGATACGGCACTTTTCTTGACCGAAAGAATCCCAATGACAACATCAGACTCCTCAACAAAAAGAGATTCCCTGTCTTTTGCGTCTGGGACTTTTGACTTAACTTTTACAGTCTCCCTAAGATGGATGCCAGTCCTATTTGTCTCTCCATCATAAGGCGCTCTTGCCTGAACCTCTGGAATCAAACGATTCAATGTCTTGGTTGTTGACATTGTTAAGATTTTGATGAACCCATTGGCTTCGCTTTCAGAACGAACATCTTTAGCAAGGGCTAAAAGTTGGTCATTGAGTTCTTCAAACCCTTCTGTTTTAAAGATTAGAGGCATTGGCAAATCCTTCCCGCAAAGATTGTGGAGCCTTTGGAGCAGATGCCATAAATGCCTTCAAGGAATTATTGGCTTGCTCGGCTTTTTGCTCATCCGTCAAAGGAGGGATGATGTATTCATGCGTGGATGGCAGAACGTGGCTCATTGTGAAGGGCTGTACGCCCTGCTTGAGCTTTGCATTGAGGTTGCCAGTGGTCAAGGTACTCAAGGCCAACAAAATGGCCTTGTTACCTATGATTCCGTCACTGAACATAATCTCAATGTTCTGCATCTCGTTTGCTGGTATGTTGTCGGGACAACCACCATGCGCCCAAACATAAGCTCGGACTTGCTGACGGTTATCCCTTAGGAGTTTTTTCGAGTGTCCTTGTAGCCCGGTTGGATTGAGTCATTGATTCGCTCAACAATCTCCATTTGGACTGACAAAGGCCATTCGGCTTCAATTTCCTCGTAGGTGATGTCATCCAAAGTCCCGTTCACTGGAACCAACAATCGAATGTACTCAACCACTCGGTTTTCCATCATTAGAACAGCATTCGCTAATTCACGGGTGGATTTACCTTCGATGATGACATCATTTTCCGTGACTTCAATGCCAGCGGGAGGCGCAGCACGAAGCTCTTTGGTCATGTCATCAAAACGAGCTTGCAGCTTGTCTGGGTCAATCTTTGTAATGCGCTCTTGGAGGGCATTCATTTCAGCAGTCAAAGGGACGCGAACCTTAAATTCGTGGCCACCAATGCTGAAAGTCTTTGTTCGGATTTGCGCGACTGCGCTTTCATACTTCTTGCCAAAGGCAGAGGCGAGTTTGCTCATTTCGAGTCCTATCGTGTGGTTTTGATAATCTTGTGGTAAATCTCCTCATTCAAACTGAGTGCGTATTGCACAGCTTGAGCTGGAGTTAGTTTGTCGGCGTGATGACGAGCAATGTCATGCGCCAAAGCAACCGCCGTCAGACGTTGCTGAGTAAACCCAAACCAATCCTTACGAGAATCGGCTTGGGTTACTAGAAAGTTCAGGAGGTCACTATTGTCTTTTACTGTAACTGTCATGTGATGTCGTATTAAGTGTTGTTAGACCAACCGTAGCTGTTTCCGCCAACAGGGTGGATGGTGAAGTTGAACTTGCCTTCGGCAGATGGAGACATATCCCAAGACATACCACCAATCATGCCGTTGAATGCGTAAGCAACAGTGTCAGTGCCGTCATACACAGCAACAACGTAAGTGCGAACGATTGTGCCGTTGTAGCCGTCATCACGAATCAACAACTGAGCAGTGTCAGCAGGGTTCCATGCAGCGGTAACAGCCAAAGATGTCACTTGGTTTTGAGTAGTGATTTTTGCACCAGTACGAGCGCCAGCCACAGAGTAAGCAGCAACAGCATCGTCAGCACCGAATGCAGGCACAGCTTCCACTGGAATTTGAATGCCAGCAGTACCAGTACCACCAGCGGTAGTGCCAACGATAGTGGCGACTTGAGCAGTCCAAGTGTTCAACTGAGAGTCAGTGAGAGGAGTTGGAGTTGCGTCATCTTGACACCAGAGGGTTGCAACGTAACCGGGTAAGACTTTATTGATGAGAGCCATTTTGATTTCCTTTGAAAAGAGTTGATGTAACTGTCTTATGCTGGAACGTCGATGGTGCAATCTAAAAAGACTTGCGCCATATTCTGCTCGTTGTCATAGCTGTTGTATAGCCAGACCACATCGGCCTTCGCAATGAAGAACCCATCTGTCGGACTACCAAATTGACCACTATAACCGTGTAGGGATTGTAGTACCTGATTGGAAATAGTGAAACCATCTTCAATCTTCTGCGTGAAGATGGAGATTTGGAAAATAGGGCGGTCAATGCCCTTGTTTCCCTTTGTTTGACCCGTATAAACGGGTTGGTGGACGTTACGCAATTGCCATGTGAGGAATTTCGGCTCTTTCGCAAAATTGCGGTTGAACGAAGCGTACACAGGCACAGGCGTAACAATGTTTGCCAATTGGTATTGGATTGCTTTGCCGTACAGGACTGGATTGAGTTGAGTCGTCATACTGCGGTCACAGGGTCGTTACGGTAGCACAACAACATCACGGTCATGCGGTCATTTGCTTCCCGCACATCAGTGATACGCCAATCTTGGCCGCGCCAAGTGATTGAGTATTGGTCTTGACCATCCACAATCTGTTTCATATTCGGCGTGTAGTTCAGAGTGAATTGAGTCAACTCTTGGTACAGGCGATATTTGTCAGAAATACGCAAGCTGTTCGCAACATCAGAAACACGGGCACGAGTATCAAACCATTTGGTCTGAGTAGTCTGCCCTTCACCAAACGAACTTTCAGAGAAAGTAAGGTTGTTGACTGCAATGTTCTCGAAACGTGCAATTGCCATTTACATCACCAACGGCTTGTATGGACGAAGCAACATCTGAACACCCCAAGGGATGTTGTGTTGGATTGGGCCAGTTGTGTCGCTACGATTGTTGTAGAGGTGAGTAAACAACAGCAAACCCGCCTGCTTAATTACGGGGTAAGCCGCCAAGGGGTTTGCTGCTGTTGTGTACTCGCAAATCACAGGCGATGTCATCGAACTGTTTAAGTTCGTTGGCAAGTTCGCCACAACAACTTTGTTGCCAGATGGGTCGTAGTAATACTGGTCGTCAGCAACTTCAATCAACTCAGGAGGGTTGTTGTCGTTCCAATACTTCACAGCATCAATAGTCACACCAGACAAAAGAGGGTCTTCGTTTTGACTGACTTCTGGCAAATCCAAAGTCAATGGAGTGCCATTGAGACTTGCAGAGTTGTACCAAACGCGATATGAGGTAGCGAAGATTGACATACCCAAGAAGTCTTCGATTGCCATGCGAACGGCAAGCTCAAGGCTAGTCAGGTATGTGTCTTGACTGTCATCACCAAACAAGTTCAATTGATTGGTGATTTCCTCCAAAGACAGCCAAGCGGTAGCAATGTCACGACCAATTTGCTCTGTCTTTGCATAGTTGAACGGGTTGCGGGTTCCGCCGCCGTAGTTCAAGTAACCGAGTTGTTCATCAGCCGCCATTGTTTACCTCTTATGCTGCGCTCAATCGTACACCAGCTTGAGGCTCGCGCACAGTAGAAACGACACGCTTTTCTGCGTACATGGTTATGAAGCCGGGCTGTGTTTGCTCAAACATCTGCACAGTCATTTGCTCTGTGTCACCGATGGTCACAAAACGCGACCAATTTGCCAAATAGATTGGGAAATCAGACGACAGGTATGGGTTTGGAATCACAGGGAAGCCAAACACGCGACCAACAGCAGCGCCGTCAGAATCACCGATTTCCAAGAACAATGGCAGACCTTGTGTGTCCTTCAATTCACGCAACATGAGAATCATGTCAGGGTGAATGTGCCATGCCGTTGTAGGCAATGCCCAATATTGAGCTGGCAGGGTAGAGGCCATGTCCACAATCTTGTTGTAGGTCACAGGAGAGCCGCCCAATGACACGGTTGCAATGTCATGCAAGCCGTCAGTCATTGCTGTACCGCTAGAGCCAAAGGCGCTCACGGAACCAGATGGGTAGCTATCCAAACCGCGAAGACCATACTCAGCACCAGTCGAATCGGTGGTAGAGCCAGATTGGTCATCGTTCAAAATCATTGATTGGCCTTCGAGCTGTGCAAATTCCAGCGCCAAGTCTTCAACCAAAGATGAATCCAATGCGTTCACATCAGACAAAACGGCAGTACGGATTGGGAGCTGTGCAACCAACACTCGCACTGGCAATTGCCAAATGGATGTATCAACATCAGGAGAGCCTGAGTTGGGAGTAAATTCATAACCCCAAGGGTTTGTGGAGTTTGCTGCGTTACCAGTCTTGGCAACGAACTGAGCATCAGAGCCGTTCACGCTAATTTGGCGTGAGCCTTGACGCAATGGGTTTGCTTGACGCAGGGCGGCAAACGCATCGTCGAATACAACATTACCACCAACGCCTGAACCAGAACCAGTGATTGCAGAGGCTTCTTTCAGGTCAATGGTGACTTTGCCACCTTCGGTAATGGCTTGCTTAATGCCGTTCAGGATTTTTTCGGTGATAGTCATATTTATTCCAATGAGAGTTAAAAAGATGGGGAGCGAACTCCCCATCCAAGGCAACTATCAGGCTGCTGTGCCAGTCGAGCGATAACGCACGATAGCAAACGGGTCACGCACAGATGTAGCCAAACGCTTCTCACCGAAGAAGGTGATGTAGCCGGGGGCTGTCTGGTCGTAACGGCGCATGACCATGTTCAGGCGGTCAATGATGGTGTGGCCGCGAGACCAGTCACCGAAGTACATTGGGTACAAGCTAGTTGTGCCAGCAGAAGCGGCAGTAGTTTGAGATGGAGTGTCCAAATACTTGTTCACTACAACGTCAAAGCCCAACAAGCGACCAACAATGCCATTGGTTTCCAGAGGAGACATACGTTCGAACACAGGAGTGCCGTTGTCGTCTGTCAAGCCACGGATTTGAGCCAACAGAACAGGGCTAATGATGAATTTAGCATCAGCAGTCCAGTATTGTTGTGGCAAGGCGTAGATGAAGTTCACAACGTCTTTGTAAGTGATGTTTGCAGCACCCACAGTGTTGGCGTTGGTTGTCAACTGGTCATAAGTAGCCAAGCTGTGCAAGCCGCTTGTAGAACCAGTACCAGAGCTGCCGAAAGCAGCAGTAGTAGTAGAACCACCAGCGTATGTAGCAGCAGCGCCAGCATATTGGTTCAAACCGCGCAGACCGTTAGAGCCGCCGTATGGCAAGCTGGTCAAGCCTTGGTCGTTGTTTTGAATCATTGACAGAGCTTCTGCTTGCGCAAATTCAGCCAACATATCGTCAACCACGTTTGCTTCCAAACCGTCGATGTCGTCAAGAGCAGCGGTACGGATAGGGAACTGCACGTTCAAGTCTTGCAAAACCAATTGCCAGATTGAAGTGTTTTCAGTTGTTGCCGAACCGTTGTTCTGGATTGTGTAGCCCCATGCAGCACCAGCATTGCCAGTCTTCACACGGAATTGATAGCTAGAGCCATCGGTAGCCACAGTGCGAGACACGCCGCGCATTGGGTTAGCCAAACGCAAAGCAGCAAACACAGGGTCATAGCCAGTACGACCACCTTGGTTGTTACCGCCAGCAGTCAGAGCCGAGGCTTCTTTCATGTAGGCTTCCATTTGAGATTCGTCTGCGAAAACTTGCAGTTGTTTCTCAAGAGTGTTTTTGCCTTCGGCGATTGCCTTGAGCTGTTCTTTAACAGAACGGTTCACATCAGCGCGAACTGACTTGGCTTTTTCTTTGTGGACTGCGGCAGCAGGAATAGCGGCAACTTTGGCTTCCAAAGCAGCAACCATTTCGCTCATCTCAGCTTTAACAGCTTCGATAGCAGCAGGGATTTTGGCTTCAACAGCCACGATGCTCTCAGCTTGTTTAGCTTCGATGGCATCCAATTTTTCGATGATTTCTTTTGACATGATTAACCTTTCAGGCGTTTGTCGAGGAGTTTAAGGAGTTCGCGTTGCTCAAGAGCAGCGAGAATTTCCGCTTCGTTGGTCGCTTCCGCATCAGAATCTCTCTGTTGAGGCGCAATTTCAAGAGTCTCACCGACAACATCTCGTTGCTCAATGATTTTCTTGAAGATAGATGCGGCAGCGACCGCATCTTTTCGGACAAGTCCAGCATCTCGCAGCACTTGTTCCAAAACTCGTAAATCGGCTTTGCCATCAGCAAGGAAATATTCCAGCTTTTGCACTTCGGCCATTGGATTGTTTGGGTACATCACGACTGAAACTTCACGCAGACCACCTTTGGTGATTTGGAAGTAGCCGTCTTCGTATGGGTCATCAGAACCAACGGTCATTGGAGTGCCGTCTTCTTTTGTCCACTGATATTCTTCGGCGTATGCGCCAACAGACACGCCACCAAACATATTTGGCGACTCGCTCATCACTTGATACAAGTCAGAACCTTGAGTGGTGTTGAGATACAAGCGACCACAGGCTTTCATGCCAGTGTCGTCAAACTCAAATGATGTCCACTCACCAACAGGGATGGAATCAGCATCATGGTTCACAAACATTGGGAGAGGACGACCAGCTTTGCTGAACGACTCAGCCCATTGCATGAATGCTTCGGGTTGATAGTTGAACTTGCGACCATCAGCACCTTCGCGTGGCCCCCAAGTTGTGACAACCGCTTCAATATTGCCTGTTGGCTCTGCGTTGCCTGCCTTTTCGAGTACCAGTTTGGCCTCGCACACCATCATCAAGTTTTGCGTCATGGATTACCTCATCGACTTTAGATAAATCAATGTCATGTATTGTTTTTGGCGGCCTACCACGACGAGGTGGAGGCGGCACAGTTGGTCGATTTGCTACCAACGATGCTACCATAATCTTAAAAATCAACGACATTACTTGCCGATATTTAATTTATTCTTTTGGTTGCCACCGCCGCCACCTGTGTCTTGAGGGCTTGAGCCTGCAATTGGGTCGCTTGGTTTTGTGTCTTGCTTCAATTCGTTGCCGCCATCCATCTGAGCCTTGCCCAAATATTCACGCGCTTCGTTTGGAGTCATGATGCCAGCGTCAACGCCAGCCTTCACATAGTTCATTTGGTCGATTGGAGCGCCCTTCAAGAAGTTTGCCGTATCGAACTGAACACACAGTGAAGGGTAGCCGTTGAACAACTGTTGCTTCAACTTCTCTTGGACGTTCACGATGGTTGGGTACATCGTTGACTTGTAGAACTCGTCCAACATGGTTTGAGTGTTGTTGTACTTGGAGTCGCCAATGCCAATCATTGCTGGAGGCACACCGAACAAACCGCAAATACGCTTCATGGTTTGAATCTTCAACTCGGCAGCTTGAGTGTCTTGCAAAGTGAGGATGTCGATTGGGGTGTACTTCATGCCTTGGTCGAGCAACATACCTTGGCCCGGCTTCGACTCATCAGTACGTTGGCTACCAGTCATGTTTGACCAAGCCTCTTTCAGACGCGAGGCCAATTCCTTGTACTTGCCATCAGGAATGACCTGTTCAGTCGTAAACATACCCGTTGGCTTCGCGCCATTGAGCATGATGAAGTTGGCGTAAACGTCGATGTCTTGGTCGAGCGTCACCAATTCAGCAGCCAAGATGCCTTTGTTGAAACCAGCCGAACCTTGCCATGCCGCCTCTTTAATGTGCATCACTTGATGCGCGGCCAATGGCTCGTCTTTGCTGAAACCGTATGAAGGGGTGGACAAACGGTATGAAGGGTAACGAGCTGGATTGATGGTCACGGCAATCAGCGTGGAATCCAACACATACATCTCCATTGGAGTCTGTGAAGGGTTCTTTTGGTCTTCGCGCCACCACAAGGTAAACGATTCGCCAGACAATTCCAACCACATGAGCCACTGATACCAGAACTCGTATTTCGATTGGAAGTTGTTGGGGTTGTTCAACAGCTTGGAGACTTGCTTGGCCTTGTTCTTGTCACGAACGCCAACAGACTTGTCTTTCACAGCATCGAGGTACGAACCGTCCTCTTGCTCTGACATGATTTTGATTGGCAACTGAGCCAAGGCTCTTGCCTTTGCGCCAACGCAAGCCATGACGGTGCTGTTGCGCGTCAATAGGCTCATGTCGATTGTGCGACCAGCAGTATTCGTGCTGGCAGTCGTCACATACAGGACTTGAGTGTTGACTGTTGGGCGAGTATTGCTACCCGAATAAACAATGTTGTTACCTAGAGCCGTTTGGCCGAAAAGGTTGTTGCTTTCGTCCGATTGCGTGGACTTGCGCTTGAAAATGTCGAGAATAGCCATGTCAGCTCCTAGTTTCCGTGATGTTATCACTCAAAATAATCTGAGTCCATAAGAGTCTGATACGAATACGTTATCCAAATGGCAGTGCAAAGCCATAATCATGGCAATGATTCCGTCCACCTTGGCGGATGGGTCGGCCTCGTTTTTTCTCACTTTTACGTTGCCGTTTACATCGGTGTATACCTCACAGTTACCGAGTTGCCACCCCACAAACGGATTTCCATCGTGCTTGATGGCTTTTTTAAGGATGAGCTGTTCTGCCGTTTTCGACGGGTTGGATAGTACTGCCATGCCTTGTCCAACCTTTTTGACTGGAAGGCCATAGGAGAAAAGATTGGCAACAAGAGCAGCAGCGTTGTAAGGGTCATAGCCAATTTCTTTGACTTCATAGGTTTCGGCCTCTTGTCGAATGTAGGACTCAATCTCGTTCAGGTCGGTCACGTTGCCGGGCGTGAGGTGCAGGATGCCAGATGCCACGGCCTGACTAAAGATTGACTTGTAGTGGTTCGGAATCAGCTCAATCGACTCCTCTGGCAAGAAGAATTTGAACTTGGCGTACAGGTCTTCCTCGGCATATCGGTGCAACGTCACCACGGCGTTCAAGTCTCGGCTGTGGGCCAAGTCGAATCCAATGAACGTGGCTTCTGGTTTGTCAGCAGGCAAAGGAGCCACGGACTCATCCCAATATCGACGGTCAACCCAAGCAGCATTGGAGCTGACATAGATGTTGAGCTGCTTACACAAGAACTCATTGAGGGAGGCAGGCTTGCTCTTGGCTTCGTCGGCCATGTGCTGAATTGCCTCAGTCGTCACCGACACGCCAAGCATGGGGTTGGCCTTGCCCCATACGGCGGGGTCAGACCACTCATCGCCGGGGTCTACCGAGTACAGCAGGCCAAACCAACGATACGAGTCTTCCGCCGCTCCACGCAGCACAGCCCGAAAGTGATTCAAGTCCTCAAAGAACTTTGTCTCTTTGGTGAAGCTGGCTGTCGTCAGGTACATCCTTAAAGGATTCTTACGAGCAGCCATACCTGAGTGCAACACCTCGATGGAGCCACGCTCGGTAATCTGAGCCGCTTCGTCAATCATCGCGCACGATGGGTTTTTGCCGTCACCAGTCTTACGGTTCTCACGGGACAGAGCGCGGTAGGTAGATGTCGAGTCGCCAGCCTTTTTCAGCTCACTTCGGAACGGGATGAATCGGCTTTGCAGTTCGGGAGCCATGCTTTCCATGATGGCCTTGGACGAGTCAAAGCAAATGGATGCCTGCTCACGGTTGGTCGCCAAGGTGAATACTTCGGGGCCAGCCTCGCCAAACAGCAATTCGTACAAGGCGATGATGGATGCAAGCGTGGTCTTGCCAGACTTGCGAGGCACGAACAGGATAACGTCCGTCACCCATCGAATGCTGTGGTCTGACTTGTTGCGGAATCCATACACCGCAGCGAGGAACAGAACTTGGAATCCCTCAAGCTCAATCGACTTCCCTGCATCTGGCCCTTTGACATGGCGGCAGAACTTGGCAAACTTGAGGATGTGTTCAGCCTTGGCGGGGACGAACTCATAGGGCGCATCCTTGCGCTCAACCATGTCCAAGAATCGCTGACAAGCAATCTTGACATCCTCGCAAGCGAGTAAGTCGCCGCGAACTACGGCAGTAGCGTACTTAAACGCAGGCTCAAGCAGTATTGAATAGCTCATCTATGGCAGTGGGTGTGGATGTCTTCTTTGGGCGACCACGGGCCACAAGCGCAAGCTCGGCCAGAATCTTGATTGCTTTGTCGAGACATTCGGTTCTTATCTTGTAGTACGGAGAAGTGGCAGGGCCAGAGTTGTAATGCTCAATCATGCCTTGGGTCTGAATCACGCGCTCGGCATCAATCAGACTTTGCAGACCTTTAGCAGAGTAGTTGATGTTGGAATACAAGCCTTCCAAACCACCTTGGTCACCGGGCAAAGCCCCCGTCGTATAACCAAACTGCCCGTAGAAATTGTTTGGGTCTTTTATGCCGCCAGCGTCAGTTAGAGCGTGCGTAGAAGCATATTGGGCGGCTTGAGACATACCCGCGCCTTGCATAGCATTTACCAGTGGTTGATTCTGCAAACCCACGTCTGCAGTCATAGCTTGGAATTCTTC